CGACCCCGCCGTCGACGTTCCGCCCGACTTCGAACTCGTACTCGCCCCCAGCGCGCTCGTGTTCGCCTCGATGCTCTGCATCTGCGCCTGGTTGATCGTCTGCAACTCCTGCAACTGCGTAGTGATCGTCGTCAATTGACCCGTCAGCGGGCTCGTCGATCCCCCCAACAACCCCGAAACTTCCGTAGATGGATTCTTAGCCATAGGTTTTCAACTCACTGCATTTTGCCGCCGTCCGTGTGGGGCCGGCTATTCAGCCGGCAGCCGCCCTTTCAGGCGGCCTCTTCACGCCTCAACCTCCGCCCTCAACTCCCCCTCCAAAATCAAAAACGCATCCGCCTCTTTTGCCGCCATCCCCTCCAGCGACCCTCCCCCCGCGAACTTCCACCCATAAAACTTCTCCAACAACTCCACACTCCCCGGCGTCACCAGCGATTTAGGACATTCCTCCGAAGAAACCCTCCCCCGCACCCAAACGATCTTCTTCGGCCCGCGTCTTTCTTTCTCCAAAAAACCGCACCGCCGCCGAACATCCAGCCCCTGCCGTCTGCACTGGTCGCATTTCCACCCGGCCTGGCTCGTCCGATAGAAATGGAATGCGACCATCAGTTTTTTCGTTCGTCCTCGCTCATCCCGCACTCTGATTTAATGCGCCCCAGTATCTCCACCGCCAGTTCCACAGGCCCCCGATCCACCACCGCCTCCGGCGTAGCCGCGTCGCCGTCGATCTGTAACCCCTCCACCTTGACCAGCCCCCACTCCAGATAAGCCTTGTCGATCTCCGCCGATAGCACGGTAGCCTCCAGCGTCTCCCGCGCGCCATTCTCCAATTTGCCGCCCGCTTCCAGATACTCCATCCGCCGCCCGATCTCCCGAATCCGCCGCGCCAGCTCGATCCTTCTCCCGAACGATACCCGTACAATCTCGTACCGGACTCCGTCCATCGCCTCCGAGTCGAACCAGACCCGGCTCTCCCACCCTTTACCCGAATGCGATATACAGTTCGTCATCCATCGTCCCCTGCGCCCTGTCGTTTGAGAATTTCCATTGCAGCCTTGTCTCCGAATCGTCGAACTCCGGCACGCTCGGCACCATCGCCGGCATGTACGCTCCGCACAACTGCCCCGCCTGTTCCCCCAACTGCAACATCACACTAATAGGCGACCTCTGCCGCGCCGCCTGGTACAACCCCGCCGTCTGCGTATCCGCCATCTCGAACAAACTGAAATTCAGCGACACATTCCTGGTCGAAGCCGCGATGCACCGCGCATAATCGCTCCCGAACTCCTTCACCCGCAGCTCGATGTTGTTCTCCAGCGTCAGCTCCGCCGCCGTAATCGTCAAAAATTGAGCCTCGGTCACGCCCATCCACACCTCGCCCAGGTGCCCCGGCACAATCGTGTAATCGAAATTCACCGCCGTCGGCTCGGCCGGAAACTGAGTCAACCCGCCCTGTCCGCTCTGGAAGCTCGCGCTATCCACCAGGTCCCTCGCCGGCCCCGAGAAATCGAACTCCTGAAAATCCCCGTTCACCTTGATCTGCATCTTGTCCATCGCCGCGCCTTCCACGATCCTCTGCACCGCGGTCGACGGATCCCAGTAATCGAAAATACTCGCGCTCGGCAGGCTCTCCGCCAGTGAATAGTTGATCGTCGGCCCCATCGCCGACCCGCTCACCGGCGTCAGGTTAAACGGCGCATTGATGAACAGCGTCAGCGTGTCCTGAATCGCCGTCACAAACCTCATCTCGCCCGAAAACGTTACCGCCATCCCTGACGACAATCCGTGCGCCGCTGTAAACGCAATCTGCGTTCCGCCCGTGACCGACGCCACCGTGCCCCCCGCCCAGATCACCGGCGTCCCGCCCATCGCGCACTGGAATAGCGGCCCGTAAGCCGGCGCCGCCGACGTATTGGACCATTCCGTCAGCAGCGTGTCCACCTCAAACGTAGTCGTCTCCCGAATCTGATTCGGCATCCCGACAAACGTCCGCGTCCCGGTCTTATCCTTGCGCGAAGTCTGCTCCGGTACCTGCTTCGCTTTAAACTTCAAAGCCGGAATTCGATCCGCCCCCACAATGCTCGGAATAACCCCGTAGCTGGTTTCCAGAGCACAGTAAATCCGCTCATTATTCGACGATATATAACAAGACATAAATTCTTGACCCCACCCCCCAACGGTGTAAACCATTCCGGACCCCAGTCCCTACTGGCTCCTGGCTACTGGCTACTTCTTCTTCAGTTGGACATATCCACTTCGAACGTCACCTTCGCCACCTGCAGAAAGTTTTTCCCTCCCTGCTTCACCGGATCGAACGTCACCTCGTACCCTCCGGTGTAGAACGCGCCCTGCCCCCAGTTCCCGCGATTCGCATCGAGGATCTGAGTCACCGCGTCCACGTACAACCGCAGTTGATCCTCCAGCCCCTCGATCCGGTCCTGCGAGACCCGAACCTCCGCCACCGTCCGCACTTTCCCCGAAAACGTCCGAAACTTCTCCGTCAGCAGATTCCTCACCCGGTCCGAATAAACCTGGATCAGCGGATACTTCACCACGCTCGCCCGCTCCCAGATCTCGATCGCCATGTTCTGCGTCACCACGTACGCCGCCGGAATCGGCGCCAGATTGATCCCCGAATCCAGCGCCAGCGTCGCCACCGCCGTATTGATCGCCGTCGGCCCCGTCGGGTCGACCTCGGTATCCACCTCGCCCTGAATATCCTGATCCGTGTCCAGCAGGAACCCCGCGAACAATCCCGTCACCACGCTCGCCGTCCTCGCCATGGCTACCCTCGCCTCAGTACGGAGCCGCCCGTCACATACATATCCGGCAGCTGCCCCGTCCCCACCGGAACCCCCGCCACCAATCCCGTCGACGCCTCGGTGAACGTCTGCCCAATCGCGATCGGCGTCGAATTCTGCAGCGTCGTTGTGCAGTCCGTCAGCCCCATGTAAATGTTGAACCCCGTCGCGACGCTCGGCACCGGCAAGCCGTTCGTCACCGTCGCCACGCTCGCCAGCGGAGCCTCGAACGCCGTAGCCTTGCTCGGATTCCCCTCCGCCCCCGTCCCCGAAACCCAAGTGATCTGCACGTAGTAAACCGTCGCCGGCAGCAGCCCCGGCGCCACTCCCACCACCGGCGTCCCCGCCTCGGGAACCGGCGTCGTCACCAGTCCGATCCCGTACTGCGTCGTCAGATCCTGCGCCCCCTTCGCCAGCAGCGTGTATTCGTTCCACTTCGCCAGGTACCGGTCGTTCAGCTGATTGTTGTACGCGTCGCGATAAAAAATCGCCAGCGTGTACAGCGCGTGCCAGCGTTTCATCTGCCGCGTCACCACCACGTCGGACACCCCCAGCGCCCGCCGGATCACGTCGCTGCCTAGCGCGACGCTGGTGTGCCCCATCAGAATGTTCAGCACAATCTCGCTGACCTCTTCCGTCGCCAGCTTCAGCTTCGTGTCCAGGTTGATCGTCTCTTCGTTCGACACGTCGAGAATCGCCGACTCGTACACCCGCAAATCTTCCGTAGTGTTCGGACACCCATCCGTCAACAGCATCGAATCCCCCTATATCCCAACTCACCTGTCTTGTGGCGCGAGCTTCAGCTTGCAGCGCCGGCTTCAGACGGCGTCCTGATTACCTGTCTTCAATCGAGCGGTCCAAGCCGACCGATCACCCGATACCGGTCAGCTTGGAGCCGCCATGCGTCAGCATGCGGATAGGCGCGAGCCTACGAGCTAACCTGCACCCCGAACGCATTCCGCAGCACGCCCACTCCGTACAGCACGTCCACCGTGAACTGCTGCGCCAGCGTGTTCGGCTGATAGCTCATCGTGACGCGCATGCCGAAGTTCCCCAGCTCCGCGTACTCCGCGATCGCGCCCGTCCCCGGCAGCGGCTGCGGCAGCCGTCTCACCACCAGCCCCAAAGCATTCTTCGTGAATGCCAGGTTGTGCGTCGTCACCGGACCCGATCCCGTCTGTGGCACGAACTGCGACCGGAAGATGTAAAAGTCCTTCATCTTGCCCACGGACCCGTCCACAATCGCCCGCAACCCCGCCTCGCCCGCCGTATTGAACTCGCTGAATCGCGGAATCTGCCGCAGCGCCGAATAGGTCGCCGGATTCACCACCAGGTACTTCGGCGCACTCGCCGGAACCATCGCCGAAAACAGCGCCGTCTCCGCCGCATCCACCGTCGCTTCCGTAATCGTCGTGCCGCCCGTGCCCACCGCCGCATTCGACGTGAACGAAGACCACGTCGATAGCAGCGTGCTCTCGATGCTCTCCGCAATCGCCACCACCGCCGGCTGCATATACAGCTTCAGCAGGTCCGGCACCGCCAGGATCTTCGTCACATCCGGAATCTGGAACGTCGCTTCCGCATGCGTGTTCAGCACGATCTGCGCATTGCCGATCGAAGGATTCTGCAACTGCACCGTGCTGCCCTCGGCGATGTTGTTCGCCACCAGCACCGGAGGAATCGGAACGTTCACCGTGTCGCCCGCTCGCGCCAGCACCGGTTCATAATCGCGATTCACCAGGTTCCCCATGACAAGGTTCCCCATCAACGCCGGCAACGCATCCGCCGCCACCAGCTTCACAATCGCAGTCGCTACATTAGCTGAAGTAATAATTCCCATCTTTTCTCCTCTTTAATCTCCTTGCTCTTACACTCCGCGCAGCGTCTGCGACGCTACCCTCGCGATCTCCTGCCTCACGCGCTCTCTGTCCTCCGCGCTCATCCCCGGCCGGATCATGTCGAGATCGATTCCACCTCCGGACGCCACTCCCCTCTGTCCCGCACTCGCCCCACTGCCCCCCGACAACCTCGCCGGCAGCAGCTCCGGATTCTCATTCACGAACTGCGTCAGGTACTCGCGAATATCCGCTCCGCCCTGCGCCATCAGCCGTCCGTCTTCGCTCCGGTAAACGTCGTCCTTCACTGCCTTGTAAGCCAGGTCCACCTTCGCCACGCCCAGCTTCTGCAACTCCGCCTTAATAGCCGAGCTCCGGTCCGCCGCCTCGGCCGCCGTCCGAGCCTTCTGGTTCTCCGTCACCAGCTCATTCACCCGTTGCTCCAGGCTCTCCCTCTTCTTCCGCTCCTCTAACAGCTCCCCCTGGCCCCCCAAAAACTCCTGCATCACCGACTGCACAATCGCCCGAATATCGTTCTCGTCACCCATCTCTATTTCCCCTTCGGTGCCACCCTCGATCTAAAAACTCATGCCTCTTGTGGCGTACGCACTCGTGCGTGCCGCGTCGAGACTCGTCTCGATGCTGGCTTGTCTTCCCTGACCGCCGCCTAGCCCTCGATCTCCCCCACAATCCGATCCTTCACATCCTGCCTGCTGTCCGAGAGATACTTCAGTGCCAGCTTCTTGAAAATCTCTTTCTTCAACGTCGGCGACTCCACCCCCAGCCCCAGCAATTCCTTTGCATCGCTCAGCTCCGTCCCGAAGTCCGTAATGTCGAACTCATCCATCCCGGTCACGCTGATCGCGATGCCGTCTTCCCTCGCCGCCTCGATCGCCGTCAGCACCCTCCGGATCAGGTCCTTCATTGCGTCCCCGTAAGCCCGCAGCACTTCCTGCGTGATCGAAAAATCCAGCTGCTTGCTGATCCCCGATTGCATCCCGCCCGCGCTCAAGCTCCCGCCAGCCTGCGCCAGGTAACAAACCCTGTAAATCTCTTCCTGCAACCGCGTCAGATTATCCTGCGCGATCTGGAAAACTTTCCCTTCCGGCTCCGTCCACCCGAACTTGTCCTCCGGTGCCAGCTGGATGTAGTAGCTCTCGCCCACCATCTGGCTAAAATCGCGATCGCTGTAAACCACCGGCATCGCGAACAAGCCCATCGTAAGAGCCCAACTCAGCGCGTTCGATTTGTTGAAATGCTCAAGTTGTAGTAATCCCGCCCGGTTAAGCATCCACAATCCTTCGGGAATGCGCAGATCGAACAGTGGAACTTTATTCAACTTCGCCAGCGCATGCGAGCCTTCGTCCACCAACCGCACTTCATCGTCGACCTTCGAATAGATCCGAAACGTCTGCTTGTCGTAATACGACCACCGCGTCTCCGTGCACCACTCCAGATCCTCCACCCGATCTTTCCGGATCGATTTCTGCCGGATCACTACCCAGTCCAGATTCCCCTGCTCGTCGAGGTTCCAATTGATCACGTCGTCCGCCGTATAAGGCACCAGGTAAGCCCGCGACGCCCCCGTCGCGTCCTCTTCCGCCCTCGTCCCCGCCTTCGCCGAAGTCCGCGGGAAATCCACCAGCACATAACTCGAGCCCGTAATCAAGCTCTCCACAAACTGAGATCTGAAGAAGTCGCTCAACCCCGTCCCCTTCAGGTCGACCTCATCCATCAGCGCCGCGAAAAAATCTTTCCCCCGAACATTCGTCCCCTCGAACGTCACTACCGGCTCCCGCCGGAACAGCGTCGCCGAATACCAGTCCACAATGGACCCGATGTAGTTCTCGTAAAACACCCTGCTCAGCCGCTCGGTGTAAACATCGCCCGGCTCTCTCTGCCGCGGCAGCAGATACTCCTGTGCATGCAGCTTCAGCCGCTCCCCGCCGATGTAGAGGTCCCGATACCGCCTCCATACGTGCTTCAGCGCCAAATACTCCGGATGCTCCCGATCAATGTCAATCATTCCGCTCCCCGCCTTCTTTCTTCTGGGTGGCGCAAGCTTCAGCTTCCAGCGTCGGCTTCAGCCGACGTCTTCTCTTCTCTCCGCCGCCCAACCTGTCACCGACCCCTACTGGCTGCTGGCTCCCGCCTCCTGGCTACTTCTTCACATCAGCCTCCACCCCATCTCCCCCGCCTTCCCCCGATCCCCGCACTGCTGCCAAACCAAATACCCCAGCGCGTCCGATAAATGCGTCCTCTTCGGATCCCTGTCTTTATCGATCACCCCGCTGCCTTCCTTGTAAATCACCTGCTCGAAATCCCGAATCAACTCCCCGCACCTCGGATGCACCACCAGCAGCCTCTTTCCGTCTGCCGACTTCAGCTTCGCGTTCATCAACGTCACCCGATCCCTCACCACCGGATTCGCCTTCGGAATCTTGAAATCCACCCCTCGGTAATTCTTCAGCTCTTCCTTCAAAATCGTCAGGTCCGATTTCCCCGTCGTCTGCATCCGGGCCCCCGTCGCATCCGCATAAACCACCAGCCCGCCGCCGTGATTCGCAAACCGCCTCAAGAACTCTGCGCAAGCGTCATACGTGGTCGCCCGGCTCAACACAATCTCGTCCAGCACCACCACCCGCCCGTCGCGATACACCTGCGCCACCACCGAACACATCGGGTCGACGTTGAAATCCAGCGCCCACAGCAGCGGCAGCCACGGCTGCACCTCGGCCTTCACCACGTTCCCCTCGCGCTCGAACGACACATACACTTTCCCCGCGTGCATGCTGAGGTATTGCCCCAGCACTTCCTGTTCGTAGAACCGCGCGTCGTAGCTGCTCTTCAGCCGCTCGTAATAATCCGGAGTCTTATCCAGCAGGAACCGGTTCTCGAACGGACGCGCCTGCACCGTCTCATACCCCTCCACCTGACGCGCGATGAACCGCTCGTAAACCCAGTCGTATCCTTTCGGCGTCCACACCGCGAACCCGCACAGCCTCTTCGCCTTCGGATCCCTCAGCCGCCCTTCAAGCCGCAGCCACGCCTGCTCCGACGTATACGTCAGCTCATCCAGCCCAAACCAAGCCAGGTTGCTCCCGCGCAGCCTCTCGAACTCCTCCACCGCCCGAAACAAAATCTTCGATCCCGTCTCCTGCATCACCAGAGAATTCTCCGCGCGATTGTGCTCGTACGGAATCTCGTTCCTGTCCAGCAGTTCAAACAACGCCGCCTGCGTCGCGTCCCTCAACATCGGATACGTCGGAGCCCCAATCAACCCCGTCCGCCCGGCATTCTCATAAGCGAGCCGGATTGCTTCATGGCACAGCGCCTGGCTTTTCCCCGATCCGATCGGCCCCGAAAACCCCTTGAACCGCGCCTTCGAATCGCGAAACCGTTTCTGCGACGGCAGCGGAGTGTAGATTATTCCCTTTGGGTCGTCTCCGGTTCCTCGATCCACGTCACCTTGAGTTCCGTCTTCGTCGCCAGCCCCATCTCCTTCTCCATCTGCAGCAGCCTGATGTAATCCCCCAGCGTCGCCTTCAGTTCCCCGGCGGCCATCTTCGCTTCTACCGTCCCCAGAAGTTCCTTCACGACCTCCGCCCGAGTCTTTGTCTTCGTTGTAGTGGCCATCCGCTTTCAAACGTTCCTCACGGCCAAAGCATACAAGTCCGCCCCAACTGCCACGGCCGGAATCGACAATCAATTATTTGATTCAAAAGGAATTACAATTTTCCCGGACCCTGTGACATTGGACGTGGGGCGGGCCATCGGCCCGCAGCCGCCTACCAGGCGGCTTCAGTCTCCGCGCCTTTGCGTGAATGTGTTCGCGCTATCCGGCGGCCAAAACTACCTTCTCGCCTCGCGCGATCCGCACTGATGATTCTGCGGCCTTGGAACGCTTCCCGCCAGTGCAGCAAAGCA